TTGTTTATTACTTCGTTAAAGGCGTTGAACTCATCATCAGGAAGATTCTTACCTGCCCATTCAGCCATCACATCATAGTCGCCATTGGCTGGTCCTTGAATCGTAGATATCTCTTTCTCTTCTAATGCTTCTTGACCCCTTCTAAAACGATCAACTAACTCGCGACTAATACCAGCCTGCTCTAACGACTCAAAAGTAGAATCAGCTATATCGCCGTTGTTATCGTAGTATTCCTTAGAAGCCTCCATAAGCAACTGTTTTGTTTGATTCGCTCCTGCTTCCTGTGATTGTTCTTCGTTTTCTTCAGCCCCTGCTCCCATTTTCTTTTCTAATTCCGAGTAAGCTTTCGCCATGTCCTCGGCAGAATCGAACTTCTCAGGTAGCCATTCAGGACGCTCAACAGGCTGCTCTTGTTCAGCTTCAGGTTGTGCTTCTTCTTGAGGCTGTTCTTGCTCCTGGTTCTGTGGTTGCTCAACTGTTTCTTCTTGTGGTTTTTCTTCAGGCTCCACTTCTCCAGCCGTTGGTTCGTTTATAGTTACTGATTGATAATTAGCCATCGTTTATTCTTGTTGTGTTGGTTGTTGTTGTTGAGCCATTGCGTTTATTGCGGGACCCATAGCTGGAGCGCCTAACTTCTGTGCCATCTCCATCATTTGAGCCTGCTGCATAGCTTGTTGAATTTCTTCTTCTGTCTTTATAAGTCCTTCAGTCTCAATACCTAACGCCGTTGCACGACGCTTAAAGTAATCACTAACATTGACATACTCAGCGATTGCTTGCGGACCTACTACCTGACTTGCTCCGGCAAGGAACATATCCAAACGATTCAAATCATTACCTCGTCCTAACGCTTCAACGCCGGTTACAATCGTAGGCTTGACGATATCCTTTGGTAGTTTAGGCAGACGATCAGTGCGACTCATACGCTCCATCAAACGAGCCACAAGCGGAAGCTGAAACTCCTGTGATAGTATCGAGTAAAGGCCGCCTAAAGCTGCTTCTAATTCCTGCGATAACATGCGGATTTCTTCGGCTGTAACGCGTTCAGCATCTCTGACAACATTACTGTTTAACAGAAAAGCGTGACTCAAGCGGTCTTGAATCTGTGCCATAACTGTCTGAGCCACACGAAAGTCATTAAACTTGTTAAGCTGAAGAACAGATACATCGGCATCTGATCCCTGTACGATTCCTCCGTTAGGTGCTTCTGCTAATGTACGAGCGCGTGTAGTACCGTTAGGATTAACCATGAACAATACCTTGGCAGCGGCGGCTGAACCTTCGACAATAGCTTTAGTTAAAGACTCTAATGATTTAAGATCACCTATGTACTCCTCGACAAAACCGCGTCCATAGTCTTCGCCATCAATACGTGTATAGCGTAAAGGTATCCAGGGTGACTTGTCGATAGAATACGATCCTTTCGACGATTCAATGACGATGCCTTTGACATCCTGTGATACATAGAACTTATCATCTTCCCTTACAATCGAAGTGTATAGGTCGCAAGTGTTGTCCTTTGATTCGCGATAGACTTCTTCCCTTACTTCTTCAGGAAGCATCATAGGAGCGACTGTCTCTTTAACTGCGATGTGAGTAACATTACCCATAGCATCGCGTTTAACGACATATCTATCAGGACGGAATACACGCATACCTCCTTCGTCAGGAAGATATAGTAAAGTATTACCTGTGATTAGTAGATTCTTTAACGCTTCAAATACTCCTACTCTAAATGCTTCTACCTCAACCTCTTGCGATACAGCTCGTTCTACTTCGCTTAAAGCTTTCTCAAGATCCGTCCGTAGCTGTTCGCCTTGTTCTTCACCCATCTCAGCCTTGGCTTTGTCGAGTTCATACCGGTCGATGACCAAGCGAAAGAACGGAGCATTAGGCGGAAGTAAAGCCATCAACAACTTAGACGCTAGATTGTTTACACCTCTTGCTCCAATCCCTTGGTAAGGTGTATAGTATTTCGTATGTGGACCGTGACCTTCAGGCGGCAGGACATATGGTATCGTCAATTCAGACGAAGTCCTAGCACGATCAAGGAAAGTCCAACGCGTATTCTCTAGCGAAGTGTAGAGGCTTTGAGCCGTTTCGTAATGCATTTATCGTGGAAGATTTACACCAGCTCCGGTCATAGTACCGGCTCCCATCGAAGGACGGGTAAGCTGTGCCGTGCCTCGTCTGCGTCTAGCAGTACGCCCTGCTCCGCGTTTGCTCGGTTGAGCAGCTTCGACACGCTGGGCTGTAGCCGATGGTGGCGGAGGAGGAGGGGGTGGAGGTGGTGGTGGAGGAGGAGTTGAGCCGCCCATGCACATAATTATACCTTTGTTGAAATTACAGTTGTGTTTTGTTCTTCGTAGACATCTAATAGAAATTCCACGACTTTCCGTTGCCCAACTTTAATCCATATTTCCCGTTCGCTATCTTTCGGATCAGCACAGCGAGAAGGAAACCGATCATCTAAAGCGTCGATTAAGTCCTTGCTTAAATCAGGCAATTTTCTGTCAACAGAATTTTCCACTATATTACATATTTAAAGGTTCAAACGCTTTCGGTCGAGACAAATCTTCACTTAACTCTCCCGTAACCTGATGAATGACATGAGAATACTTTCTCTTTTGGGCTGTCGTAAACTCGTTTGGCATCCATAAATATGTTAGTTCTTTTCTCTTTTTATTATATTGTCCCTTACGAATCAAATAAGCCATCCAAGCATTCATCAACGCTTCATCCTCGGTCATGCCTGCTTTATCGTATGCTTCCATAACCGTTGACCAAGTCGCTCCTTTCTCGTCTAGCATTCGTTGTGCTTTGACTGTTCCTATACCTGGTACTCCTTTATAACCATCTGTAGGATCTCCTGCAATTGTTTGCATCAGGTGATAGGCGTTCGCTTGTTCTTCCGTTACTTCATGCATCTCATCGCGGTTAAAGTCGTAGAACTTACAGGGAACACTCTTAAAGTCTTTGTCGATAGATACGATTATACGCTCGTCGTTTATGTCCGGCCTTTCCGTCGCTAGTATCGCAATGACATCGTCAGCTTCCAGGTTAGGATAGATAATCGTACCGTATTCTGCGTCCAACCAATCGCGTATAGGCTGTAATCCTATCGGCGAAAACTTGGATCTACGATTAGCTTTGTAATCAGGAAACAGTTTTCTACGGAAGTTATTGCGGTCGCTTATTGCGAGGATGTAATCATCTGCACTTGTCTTCTTCTTAAAGAACTCCAATCGTTCGACGATCCATTCCTTTGCAATGGCTAAGTCGCTTTGAACAGTCCATAGTTCTTCATCCCATTGGAAGTTTGTTTGTGCGATGAATGCTGATTGATAGGCGAGTACGTCGCCGTCTATTAATAATGTCGTTTTCATTTGTAGTATACACTCCAGTTGTGTTGATATTTTTTATATTGTCCTTTGCTGTTATGTTCAGGATTTAACTTGGCTGTCTTCCCTGTGAACTCTTTTCTTGGTATCATCCACCATGTATCAACTGGTACAGCATAACAAGCAACAACATCTACTTCGCCTGAAATATATGATTTACTTCTCAAGCCGCTTGATGCTGTTAAATGAAATGATTGACCTCTACGCACACTTGTGGATTTGACCTGTACTTTTAAAAGACCCGCAGGGCAAGTAAGAATACAATCCCAAGGCATAGGTGTGATTGGCATATGTGGTTCGAAGCCACGCTCCAAACAGGCAGTAATAAATTTATATTCTGCAATTGCACCAATGCGTTGGTTTTCCGATGAGGGCATACATTAATGTGTTTCAGCCCAATTATATCCTATTTTGTATTCACCATCAAGCGGGCATCTTAGCTTTAAATGTTTTCCTGCTCGCCATATAGACTTAACAGCAACATCCCCATAGCGTTCTGCACGTTCAGGAACTACCTCCGCTTGAAACTCGTCATGTATATTTGCCACAAACGCATAGTGATTACCTATTTCCCAACCATTACCTGCAAGTTGATTATGAAGAAGTATCAATGCCTGTTTCATAACGACTGCACCGGCGGATTGTAGCAGTGTGTTCAACGCAGAATGCTCCGATCTTATCGGCAGCACTCGTCCGTCAATACCGTAGAGTCTACCGTGCTTTCTTACCTTTGTCTCAACATCATCCTTCAATCGTTGCAACGCAGGGAGCGACGCTAGAAAACGCTTTTGTAAACGCGCTCCATCTCTAGCTGTACCTCCGACTATACTACCTATACGAGCAGGACCCGCTCCATATAAAAAGGCGTATATAAAAGTTTTAGCCTGGTCACGTGTTTCCAATCCAGCACTCTTCTGATTCAATGTATGGATGTCACCTGTTAATAGTTCCTTCGCATAGTTACCGCCGTCGTATATCGCTAGATAGTGTGCTAACATACGCAACTCTAAGCCGCTTGCGTCGCATCCTACTAAGACATAACCATCGCCTGCCTTGAATAACTCACGACACTCCTTGCCATACTCCGCTCTTACGGCTGGTACTTGTGCGACATTAGGAAACGAATGAGTACATCTTCCTGTGACAGCTCCACCGGTATTGACACGGCCATGTATCCGTCCGTTTCTTACGCAGTTTAACCAGGAGTTCTCACCTTCATCCAGCATACCTAACCGTTTAGTCACCATGAGATACTCGTTTAACTTCTGTGCCGATGGGTGATTGATACTCTCAAGAATTGCTTCATCTATCTTAGGCTGTCCGTTAGCTGTGAAGATTGTAGGTTTCCATCCTAACTCTTTTAAACGCTCGGATATTTGCAAGCGACTGCCAGGATTAAATGGTATTTCTTTTGTCTTGTTCTCAAGCTTTACCGCATTCTTAACAAGAGCTTGTTTTAGGTTTCTTACTTTTAGCGATTCCTTTAGCTTCTCTTTTGTATCTGCTATGATAATCTCGATTCCTTTTTCCCACTCGATTTCAAGCGACCATCCCTTCGGTGTCTTCATCTCTTCATAAACAGGCGGAAACATCTTCTGTAGATCGTCTGTTAGCTCCGCTCTTCTCGTCGTTAAAAGGCGTACTAAGTCGCGGGCTTTATCTGAGTCAAATGCAAAACCTCTGAACTCCTGCGCTCTCATCAGCCGTGCAAAGGAATGTTCGATGTTTAACATCTGTGTGGACGGCTCTGATTCGCGTAAGTATTCGCCTATACCTGCGGTAAGAATCGTATCGTTCTCACAGTAGACTTTCATCTCTTCGTTAAACTCGTCAAACGCTCCTTCTTCCTGACCGAACTCCAGCTTGTCGATGCCTAATCTTTTACCCCATGCTTTTAAGCTATGAGATCCCCACAACTCTGTAGGAAAATCATCACGCACTGCATCAAGTAAAGCGATGTCACTATCAACAGCACGACAAGAAACAAGAGTATCTAAGATTCTCGCTTTGGGTCGCCACGGGTACAGCTTCTGTATCGCAGGTATATCGAAGTTTATTACATTATGTCCGACAATTGTATCCGCTTGGTCTAAATGATTTAATCCTGTTTCAATTGAATCACCACTATAAGTAAGTATTTTCTTTCTTCTTGGCTCGTATATAGATATGCAATGTATAACTTCCAAGTCACTTAACAGCGTGAAGTCTTCAATCGCATTTGTTTCGATGTCAAAGTATAAAGTACTCATCGTTTAAAAAGGATTCTTATCCACCGTTTGATTGTTAGTATTAATAGGTCTAAACTGCGTTGTATCTGTTTCACTTAACCTCCCTGTATGTTTATTAAAGTACAGCGTTCCTGCCTCGCCTGTATCGCCACTGAAACGATTCTTTAAAACGCGTAACTTTGTTTGATTAGCTTCTTTTTCTGATTGTTGATTACGCTCCAAACCAATTACCATATCTGATAACTGTGGAATCGCATGAGATCCACGAAGATGCGATAAGGCCGTTTGATGGCCCTCTTCATGTCCGCCACCTGGCGGTCGTTTGAGATGACTGACAAGTACCATTCCGCATTCAGTCTCTTCCACAAGCGACCTTAAACGCGTCATAGTATTGTCGATCAATCGTCGTTCATCGTCGCCGTCAAATCCACTGACAACAATCGAGAGGTGATCAAGGAATATCCATTTACACTCTAGTCCTTTGCATAGGTATCTAATACGGTTTAATAGATTATCCGAATCACAACTCCCGAAATGATCGTATGTATAGAAGCGTCCGTTTCCTACCGTCTCTTCGAAGACAGGTCGTAAAGCTTCATGGTGGATTTCATGCTCGAGATGAAGTTGTTTATTCATATGCAGACCCATGATGCCAAGAGCCGTGCGTCTCACACTCTCCTCGAGCGCGATATAGCCGACGGTCTGCTCGTTTTGTAATAAGTGATATGCTATCTCTCGACAGAATAAAGACTTACCTATTCCTGATCCCGCACACAATGTCACCAACTCACCGCGTCTCAAGCCGAATGTCTTTTGATTCAACGACTCAAACGGGTACATAATTGTTTCAGCATTGTTTGCTTCAGTAATCTTATCCCATAGTTCCTCGGCTCCAACGATACCATCAGGTCGATAGTCACGCGCTTGCCAAACGGCATCGACGAGTTCCTTTGTACGATTAGCAACGAGCATATCATTCGCATCTTTTAACGGCAGCTCTGCAACCTTCGCTTTACCTGGCGTTAATAAGGCCGCACATTCCATCGCTCCCTTACGACCGGTATCATCCATGTCGAACATGAAGATCACTTCTTCGAATCTCTCGAGCCAATCTAATGCTTGTGCTACATGATTCTTTCCGCTTTGTGCGCCGTGAGGTATCGATACTACCGGCCACTTATGATTAAAAGCTTGTGACACACTCAGTGCATCGATCTCGCCTTCCGTTACAACGACGCGTCTACCGCCGTCCTTCCATAAATGTTGACCATATAGTCCGATTAACTCTCCTCGTATTTTAAATGTCTTGTTAGCATAGCGGATCTTTTGTCCTACTAATTTACCATCCCTACTTCGATAGTTAGCTACCTGTGCTTGTTCGCCTTCGACTTCAGCTATTTGGTAGCCCCACTTCTTCAGGTTACTTCTGTTATGTTTCTACGAGTAAGATTACTATATTGTCCATTGTTTATAAATGATGTGTTTGATTGTGGTTGTGGTTCCATTCGTTGTTTGTTGGGTTGAATTGTCTCACCACAGCTAAAACAATGCGAGTGTCCATCTAAGTAAACTGATCGGGCATCGCTTGATCCACAGGTCGAACACGACGTGTGCATTTCTTTGTATTCAGCCATGACTTTGGTATGATTTTATCACAGTATTTTATTCCTTTCTTTTCGCACCACATCGCATAAGTAGTCTTGCTACCCTTGCGAATTTTATTTGATGCGTTTTGAAAGCAAAGACGGACATCGAGTTCAGGATGTTGATCCCTTATTAGCAAGTGTTTAGTCCGATCTTCACTCTTCCACAGTCCTTTTGTCTCGACAATGATACCGTTTGGTAGAATGAAGTCAGGCGTATAAATGGCTTCTCGCATATAAGGAATCTTCATACTTTCGTAACTGAACTCGATGCCCAACCGCCTTAGATAATTGGCAGTCTTTGCTTCGAATCCTGAACGAAAATTAGAAGTCCGCCGCGAGGGGCTTGTTTTCTTCCGTCGTTTCCGCATTGGCTGGTTCGTCGGTCAGTTCGTAGTTCTCACCGCCGTGTACATAGCCGTTCTCATCCGCTGTGAAGTCGAACTTATCTCCTCCTCCAACTTCACCAAGCTCTATGATTTGAACAGCATGAGGTTCCAGTGTTACACCAAAGCCGTGTGCAGCGATAAACCAAGGACGCATCTTGATACCGAGCTTCACTTTGCTGCCGCTACCAATGATAGTATCATCTTTAATCGGATTGCCTTGTGAATCGTAACGAGCGACAGATAATTTATAAACTGTTTTGTCTCTATCTTGACGACGGCCGCCGGCTTTGAGTTTAGTTTTGATGTAGTGATTACCTTCTTCGTCGATCTTAAAAGGCGATTCAGCTCTCTTAAGTTCTTTCTTTCCCTGCTTCATGCACTCTTTCTCGTACATACTTTCAAACTCAGGTTTTAACCTAGCCTTCAGTGCTTCCCAATCAGACTTCTCGAGAATTAATTCAGTACGGTATGTACCGAACTCTCCGTCGTATTGTCCTGTGGACGCGTTAGTAAGCCAGCAATAGCGGGTAGTCCCTACGGGTGTAGTGATGTTCATTACGTTTATCTCCTTTTATGCGAAGAAATACTCTGAATGTATAACCTGTTTAGGATCTAATGTTCCATACTCAGGCAGTTCAGGTATATCCTTCTCTGTTTGTGTTGTGACCTCGTCGCGAAATCTTGCGAGTTGATCGGTTGAAAAAATAGTTGATGCTGAATTTCTTATGATCTTGTTCAGCTTGTTACAATCCGTCGAGTGAGTTGCGAAACTATCGTGGACCATAGCCAACGAATTTATTCCGTTTTCTTTCGCGTTTAAGGATGTCATTTGTGCAAGACTTGCATCGAGACTGTGTACAAAGTTAGGAGCGATAGCATTTGTTTGACGGATCTTGTCAATCTTATCTAAAGGTTCATGACATTTAACATAACTAATCTTATCGCCTAGTAGCGTCATTATGCGACCAGCTCTAGTATCGTTGTACTTCTGCTTTACAGGGAATCCTAAAGGCGAGGTCCATGTTATTGGTTTGTCCTCATGACTTAATACTCGAACTGTATCACGCATCCACTTCATCACTTCTACCGGACGCTTCATGCAGACATTCATCGCCTTCCAAACGATACCGTTAAGATAGTTTATAGCGACGCTAGACTCGCGTCCAAAAGGATCTAATTCATTATCCATGCACTTCTTTGCGTACCAGGCGGATATTAACTCACGACAAGAAAACATTGTACCACCGTATGGTTTGACCATGACCGGTTGTTTCGTCGTCTTTCTATCAATCCCAAACTTCAGCCACGCCGCCGCAATATGATCACCTTTAGACTGTGCTTTAAGTAACTGCTCGTTTACCAAGTCACTTACAGCTTCGTATAAGTCTGCCGGTTTATTAGTTGCGACGACGTTTGTGGCTGAAGCTCCCTCACTATCTCTACCCAACAAACTCAATATCTGAATGCCGTTGTTAGAAGCATCCATAGCACACGGCAGTTTAGTTTCAAAGCCATAACCATGTTTCAAGAACCGCGACCATTCACGACAAAATGCCAGGAACTGCCACGGCTCGTCCGCCGCTTGCCACCAATCATTCGCTTGTGGATCATCATGTACTTCTTCGATGTTGGTACGATTTTTATTCACCCATTCCAATCGCTCATCGAATGTCAGTTTGTTTTTGCCAAAAGTATTCGCTCCATGTATCGCCAACCATCGAGCATCGTCTGAATTGTTTATTTGTTTAGATGTAGCAAAACGTAACAGGCTTTTCGAAAGATCCGATCCTTGTGGCGACAGGAAGAAAGGTATCGGATACATACGGCCACGGAAGTCTAGCTGATGCGGAAAGTAAAACTCCTTGTCTTCAAACTTCTCAGCCGTCCACAGCGTCT